GAATACTCTTGCTGGTTGGCCAGATCCAGCAATTTTGAAGAGTCCAGTACCAGTAATTGCTGGAATATATTGTACTTCTGGATGAACAAGTGGTCTTCCAGAAATTGTAATTGTGCCAGAAGTACCAGGATCCTTGTCGTCTCCATAGTAACCATAGACCTGAATTTCTCTGTCCTGGGAAGACCCAAGAATTGTGAGAGAACCAGAAGTGCCAGGATCCTTGTCGTCTCCATAGTATCCAAATACTTGAATTGGAGCAGTATTTGCAGATCCAAGAATATTGAATAGGATGGTGTCCGAACCATCTCCTCTTGTGAATTTCTCTTGCGCGGAACCAGAAAGTCTTGTAAGTCCAGTTGTAACTGGAACGAGACGTACTTTGGTTTCTGCCTGAGAAGAGAATGTAGCAGTTCCACTTCCAGTAACAGCTGGAGTAAAGGATATGTCTGGATGAACAACTTCTCCATAAAGAGTGAGAGAACCAGAAGTACCAGGATCCTTGTCGTCTCCGTAGTAACCATAGACCTGGATTTCTCTTGTAAGAGCAACCCCAGATGTATTGAATAGTGAAGTACTTGTGATCGATGGAATCGTAATAGATTCCGCAGCTCCAGAGAGAATACTGAAGGAACCGCCGCCAAAATCGACGATTGTTCTTCCAGTAAACGGATCGAAGAGGGAACTGAGTGTAATAACTCCAGTGAAATCTGTCTTGAGGATGAGAGATTTCTTCGCATCTCCAGAGATGGTGAATAGTTGAGTATCTTCTGGAGTTTGTGCAACAAAAGATTCTGTGGCAGAACCACTGATTGTGGCAGTTCCACCGAGAACTTCTCGGAAAGTTGTTTTCTCGACAAGAGCGGAGAACTTGAATAGAGATCCACCACCAATTTCGGAGAATGTTGTCCTTTCGTCCGTAGCAGCTCCACTGAAGGTTGCTGATCCTCCACCAATTTCTCTGAAAATATTTCTTTCCAGAGTGAGGTTCTTCTCGGTTCTGATGAAAATGGTTCCAGAAGTACCAGGATCCTTGTCGTCTCCATAGTATCCAAATACTCGGAGTGGTCTGGTTTCTGCATTTCCTTTGAATTGGTAAAGACCAGGACCACCAAATTCTGTAGCAGGAACAAATCTTTCTCCAGCGCCAACATCTGGACCATCGGTTCTGACACCAACGATGTAAATTGTACCATCCGTAAGAATAGGAGCATTCGTACGGCTGATAGATTTGATTGGTGGGAAGGTAATGAGACCCGATGCTGGGTATTTTGGTATAAATCTGGTTGTAACAATTCCAGGATCGCCATATTCTCCTGGGGAACTTCCAGGCAACAAGAAGATTCCAGTCTCAATACCAACGTTTCTTTCAATACCGTAATGTGGTGTATAATCAATATCTGGGTGATTAAGTTCACCAATGAGGCGCATTGTTGCCTTGGTGACTGGAGGATCAAAGGCAACTCTAAGATCGGAGTATGCTCCACCAATAATGTGTAGATAAGTGCCTTCTGGTGGATCCATACTGGATCTTTCGATTGCACTTCCAGAGAAGGAAAGAATTCCTTCAAATACTTCGTCAAATGCGACCCTCTCAACACAAGTTCCACTGAAGGTTGCCGTGCCAATTCCAACTTCTGAGAACGTTGTCTTCTCACTTTCACGAGAACCAGAATATTCAAAGAGAACTGTATTCTCTGGAGTCTGAGCGCTGTAAGCATCTGCAGCAGATCCACCAATAGAGAAGAGTTGTGTGGAAGAATCTCCAGTAACAAACTTCTCGATTGCCGAAGAAATTCCAGAAACAATAAGTGGACCTTGACCAGGATATTTTGGAATAACTCTGGAAATATTTGCAAATGCTGGTTGAGCAAGAGTAATCTTTCCAAATGGATATCTGCTTGGTTCTACAGAGGATTCGTTGATCCAACCAGCATCATCATATCCCTTATCAATTCCACGTTGATCAACAAATCCAGTGAAGTTTGGATATAGATATTGATCATAATTTGGTCCACCAGGAACAGGATCGGAAGATCCAACAATTGATCCATAATCTTCACTATTGACAATGGATGCGAAGTCAACGTCAAAGGAGTCAGTATTATCAAAGGATGGAAGAACTCTATTGCTAAGTCCTTGATCGTATGTAAGTCCACCAGCACTGTAAACAATATCTTGGTCAAATGTATTTGTTTCATCATCATATGTCTCAGATGTGCTTGATCCACCCTGGAATTCAAGATCAAATCCGTAACTTGGAATTCCATTGAGGAATCCGTAGTCAACATCAATATCGTCATACCATATGGAAGACTCGTTATAAGATACGGTTGTCTTCTCATCAGTTGCCGCACCACGAACATTAAGATCACCTTTAAAGGCGTCTTCTGGGTGAGCAATAATTCTGAGATAGGTTTGACCCTCTTCTCTACCCTGACTTAGAGTTATTCCACCAGTTGCAATAACGGATGGTATGTAACTTGTATCACCATTACCACCAAGGTATACATTACCAACAGTGTCTGGAGAATCTGTCTTACTTTCAACTTGTGCAGAACCAGAGATTGCACTGAATGTTCCAGATGCAATGTGTGTCGTTGGGGTAATCGACTCATTACCAGTGCCAGATAGAGTAAATTCGCCTTCAAGACCAAATACTGTGCTCTGTGGAGCCTGACTGAACCAGTTGTAACCAAAGATATTGATTCCAGCCTTGTAGGTGGCAATACCAGTAATACCAGAAGTAACATATTGGAATGTCTTCTCTGGTAGACCTTGATCCGATAGTCTGAAAGTAGCAACACCAGTTGTACCAAGAGTCTGAACAATAAGACTCGATGGTGTAAATGATAATGTATTGGTACTTGGGAAGTGTTGACCACCAACCTGAATGTAGTTGAATTCGGAAAGAAGCCAACCAAAGTTGTAAGCAGATTTTGCAGTCTCTCTTACATAACCCCAATCCTCGTAATCCGTGTGTGCAACAGATACAAATCCCCAATCCTCTGGGGTTTCATTTGCAGATTCAAGTGCAGATCTAAAGTGTGGGGTAAATACCGATCTCGTGGGCCCAACTGCATCTCCAGAAATCTGGAATAACTCTGTAGTATCAGAAGCAAATACAACATTGACTGGTGGAAGATCACCAGTAAGAGTAATTCTTGCTGTGCCTTCTGGTGGACGTTTGGTGAGCGTAGCACCACCAAATCCAGTAGGTCTGAGTAGTGGTTTCTTCTCTCCAGCCTGAGAAATAATTCTTTCTTTAGAGTTACCACTAATCTCAAAGAGACCTGTTCCATCTGCAGTTGCAGGAATAAATCTCTCTTCAGATCCACCAGATATTGATAGTTCTCCTTCGAGACCAAATACTCTGCTTTGTGGAGCCTGACTGAACCAGTTTTGACCAGAAACCGTGAATCCACCAGACGCTTCGTGAGCAAAGGTTCTGATTTCTGGATCTGTGGTTGTGAGTTGGAAGAGAATACTTCCAGCACCAACCTCAGAAACATACTGATGGATGAACTTATCAACAGCTGCAGTTCCAGTTGCCTGGTATGCATGAGCAAACAATCCACCACCAAGTTTCCTCTCAAGGACCCCATCATCACGTCCATCGAGAGGAGATACAATTTCAATGTTGTATCTGAACGCTGTGATTCCGTATTGATCAAATGTAGATCCAGTAGACCAGTTTTGATATACTCTAAATCTTTGATTTGTATTTTGAGCAGCTACTGGTAGAGTTACTAGAGCTTCTCTTAGAGTATCGTACTTGGAATCATCCCAAGCAACTAGTCTGGTATCACCTGGGTAAGATGTACCTGCAATTATATTGACCCATCCAGATCCATTCCAATACTGGAGGTATAGATCTTCACCAGAATCGGGTCTTTCTCCACCATTAATAAAGTTACCTCTAATAATATCAATAGCAAGTGTTGGTGCATTGCTAGAATCAATAGTGAATTCAACGTATCTGTTTCCAGATGCATTTCCAAATTTAACGTGTCTACCAATAGCAAATCCACCTGTTTGTCCAGATCCAGTTCCAGAATTCGCAACAAATGATCTGAAGAATGAACCAGAATATAGAGAAGTTAACTCATCTGGATAGATTTCTTTCTCAACATTATCAATCTTAATGAGATCAGTGATAACACCATAATCATCAAATTCAAGTTGATCTGAATCACTGAAGGATCTATCCTTCGCTCTTGTGATTGTTTTATCAAATGATAATGTAGAGTTGGAGAAGTCAGATCCCTCAAGAGCAGTAATAAATCCATAATCTTCAAGGTCAAATACTTCATTACCTTGAAGTCTATAATGCCATACGTAAGCTTCTTTAGAACCTTCCTTACCAATCTTAAGTTTGATAAGGTTCCTAGTAACAGGAATGTAGTCGTCTGGATATGTCTGAGAGTTAAATCCACTAATGCTTAAAGTTCCAGAAGCACTATATGGATATACGTTATACTTGAATGTCGCTGCGTTGTCGGAGAGTGCGAGCGTTCCAGATCCTACTTCACTGTATGTACGTACAGGTTCTTCAATCTGACCGTAGATGCGCGGAGAAGGTCCTGCGGCACCCAAGTCGGGTTGTACGACTCTCTCCAGTCCACCACCAATCTCGAAGAGGCTTCCAGACCCGTGCCAGATGGTTCTGTAGGAAACCTCTGCTCTATCTTCTATGCTAAACAGTACTGTTACTGTTAGAGCAGGTACATATACAGTTCTTGCAGCACCACCATTGATTTCTCCAATATTACCAAATGGTAGTACATCTCCACTATATCTTATTTCTCCATAATAGTGGGGATTAAAATTATTTGCGTCGTTATCGTTATCTGGTACGTCTGTGATATTTCCGCCATTAAAAGTCTCCGTCACGGAAGCTGTAATCAGCCCTCTGTCTTCCGTGACAAAGAAATCTATTTGCGTATTGTCATAGACGTATACTGCCATAGTTTAGTAAATCATTTGATTAAAAGGGGATTGCTTTAATAACAAAGCAACCCCCAACCATGACGAATATTTTATTTTCTAGTTTGTATCAGTCAAGTGCGACGTTCAGAGTGATCTTGATCTGGTCACCATTGTTTTGGATATTGTAAGGACCGTTTGTGAATCTCTCAGCGTACATGATTGAACTGTAGAGAGTAGCGGTGTTTAGACCAAGTACTCCGTTTGATGTTGCAGTTAGTGCAGGAGTTGTGTAGAACTCGTCTGCGTTTGGTACATCAAATACGGTGTATACGTTTGATTCTAACGTGGTGTTACCTGCACCAGCAGCGATATAAAGGATATCGCCTCTTCTTAGACCGTGATTTGTTACCTGAATCTTACCGTAACTGAAGTCAATAGATGGGTCTGTTGCAGCCTGAATGTTATCTACAAGAGGCTTATCGATGTATACGACTTGTAGAGCTCTATCGATACCAATGATACGTGTTCCAGTAGCAATACCGAGGTTACCAGCAACATACTGACCTAGAGTTAGGTCATCAATTGCAACTTGTGGGTCAACAATGAAATATGAGTTACCGACAACTCCGATACATGGGTCAGAGTTATTACCCTTGGTTACGGTTGTTCCGATACCAACGCCTGCAGCGTGCTCAACACCTTGTACTGCGACAGGCATGTTGTTTGCTCTAGTGACATAGTAACCATAGATGTTACCAGCAGGGCCACTGAAGGTGAAGGTTTGTTCTGGATAGGTTGCGGTTGTACCACTACCAACGTTCTTAATAACCCAACGCGAGCCGTTTAGTAGAATACCATACTGTTGAGTATAGCTCTGGTCAGTTCTGTTATTTACACAGTTTGGATAACCAGTGTTTGCCGTAGTTCCGTAACCATTGACGTTACCGTCGATATATGGCTCGAAATACGAAGATGCAGAAGGAACATCACCCTCAGAAGGAGTGGTGTTACTCGTATATAGCTTGAGTACGAGGTTTCTTGGTGAAGTGTCTTCTAGGTCCGCAACGAAGTTATTCTGAGCAATCAGATAACGCAGAGACTCAATTTCACCAATATTAGGAACTAGTAATGCCATCGAAACAACTCCTTTTAGGGGTTAGACTTTTAAGAACTATTGTTATTTATAATTTTAATTTTAAAGAGATTAGTAACCTTCTTATTGAGTTTACGCTAACCACTTCAAAATTTAAGATATCACCAGCAACTATCGTTGTATCCCAATTATTTAGGACATCATCAATATACTTATTTTGATTAACCAATTGAACTCTCTGACCACCAGTAATAGTGGTAAAAGTTGGGTAATCATTGAAATTTGATTTAGACAATTCGAGAACAATATCACCAGTCTGATCAGACAAAACTTTCACAGACTCAATTACTCCAGAAACATCAAGTGTAATTTTACCTTTACTTCCAGGCAACATTGGACTACTGCCACTATCTATAACATAATTCACAGACCTTGTTAGATCTGCAGCAGTAGCTAACGCAATCATGAATACATCATCACTTACCAATGGAGGCACAGTGAAAATGATCTTATCTCCCGATATTTGGAAATCTTCCCCTGGTTCAAGAATTAAATTATTCTTAGATACAATTAGTTGTTGATTATTATTTGGACGATATGCAGCTCCATTGTCCGACAATGAAAATGTGACTCCTACTCCATTAAATCCAGTTAATCCATCAAGTACAATATTGCCATATTGTATGGATTTTGAGGGAATCTCATAATCTACACCAACACTGTAAGATCCAGGTTGGTTTAACGTTACTAAGTAGTCGGCCATCAGGTAACTCCAGGTACTACGAGCACATTGCCTTGAATTGGTCTAGTTCTGTAAGCATTGGGCGATATTAATACCACGTCATACACATACCTTCCACCCTCAAGAGCAGATGTGGCAACATCATCCAGAGCAACTTTTACTACACCATTTATTCTATCTGGGAATGAAATGGTAAAAGAAGTAAATCTTGTTGCTGCTGGATGCTTTCTTATTTTAGCCTCGGCAGTGTATCCTGTTAGATTCAAGGGAGAATTATTTGTGTTTCTGATGGTAAAAGTAGCATCAAAATCAACACCTTGATCAACAACTAGGTTGACATTTCTTGCTGCCATTAGTCAAAAGGGGGGGATTTGAACTATTTATCCAATTTCTCTAATATCAATTTCATCATAGACTTAAGTTCACTTACATCATTTTTGATATTTTCCATTTCTTCTTGCTCTCTGAGCTTCTTATTTTTTAGCTCCATATAATTTTCATACTCACTGTTGGAGCAATTTATAATTGCTCCACTATCACTATCTCGATATAATGAAGTCGAATTCTCTACTTTTATTTTCATATCCATCAAATAGAAGCAATGACTCTTAGGTCTCTAATTTTAGGTACATAAGCAAAGTTGGTGCCTGTCATAACAATTTTTATTTGGAATCCATTGAATTGTGGTAGATTCTTTGCGTTGAACTCATACTCTCTGTAGTCATCCTCAGTTGTAGATGCCAGAACTCTTCTATCTGGTCTTCCACTATTCTTAGCGGAATCAATAACTCTTCCTGTAGTATCTAGGTTGTCGAAGCCAGGGAACAGTTCAAATAGTTGATATTCTGGTGGAGCATCAACTCTAAAGATTCTATAGAGAACTCTAATATCATTTGTTGAGTGTCTGTAGGCATCAAATAGAACTTTCAATCCATCTGCAGCTTTCTCCAGAGTTACAACTTTAGAAAGGTAAATTGCAGCACTTGGATCTTGATCCAAAGAATTGACTCTAAGATCAGTGGAATAATCTTTAATCTTACTGTTGACTCTATCCATAACAGTTACAATGTTGACTCTATCCAAGTCGATCATTGGACTTACCTTAGGATCAGAAGTTGCAAGTGAAATTTCCATAGTAAATGACTTTCTACCTGGGAAGTCTTGGAGTCTCGCAAGTTCATTAACTTTAGAAGCGATGATTCTTGGAGAGGAAAGGGTATTATTGCTGTTCAGCGAGACAGATTCAAATCCTTGATCAACATAAGCAGTTGATCCACCGTCAGGACTGTTTCCAGTGAAAGTTCTTACGGATGCATCGATTGTAGTTGCCTCTGGAAGAAGAGTTCCAATATTGGGTCTGATAATATTGAATGGAATATTCTGAGTTGCAGTAGGTCCATAAAGACTTCCAACAGTAGGATATCCCTGTTCATAGTTACCACCAGATTTTGTTTCTTTCCAATATAGTTCTGGGAATCCAGATGGATTACCAGTCGTTCTATCAACACCTCTGCTAGTCATTCCAACATTGACCCAATAATGGTCAATATCAATTGGATATACATCTAAATCCGTATTTGCGAAGGAATGAGTTGCGTTAATTCTCCTTAGAGATACACCATTCAACTCATACTTAAAGATCTGAGTATTGACTGCAAAATCTCCAGCAATACTCTCATCAATTGCTCTTGTGATACCAGTTAGAGTACCCAATGATGTACTTACACCAGTATATTTTACAACTTCTTTGCCTAGTAAAGCATATCCTGGATTGGATGTATCTACAGGAAGATTTTCAAAAGAAGTGAAGATTCCAACATTACTTACAGAAATAGAATCTGTTGTAGTAGAGTTGTATGATGATGTTATCTTCTCTGGTTTTACATCTGGTTCAAATCCACTGAGAGCGACAAGATCTCTTTCAGAGTACATACCATGATTATTGTGTCTTACTCTTGCATGTACACCATCACTAATATCTTGAAGATATGTAATTGGAGCACCGTTTAGAATAGTGGATCCACCAGACCCAACATAAACAACAGCAGATCCAGCGTCAATCTTTGGTCCACCTTGAACCTGATCAATAAGTAGTGTGTTAAATGCACTAATGATCCCAACTTCATTTGGAATAGTCAAGAGAAGATTCTTGCCAAATCCACCAGTATTTGTATAATCAACAGTAAGGACATCACCAGCAGCATATCCAGTTCCACCAATAGAAACTGTAGCTCCAACCGCAACTCCATTGTTAATACTAATGTTTGCTCTGGCTCCAGCACCTCTTCCAGTTCTTGCAATTAGAGGAACGTTTGCGAAAGTAGTTGGTCCAGAAGTAAATCCAGCTCCGATATTTGTTAGAGTTAAGTCACTACCAACACCAATTGCACCAAGGACTTTACTCAAGTTGGCAGTAAAGTTTGGATTATTCTCTTGCAGAATCGTGACACCAGAACTTAGATTCAGTTGTTCTGTAGCAGTCAAACTCTTACCTAAACCAACAACAATGTTCTTGGAAATCATATCCAATGGATTTGGTCTCAGTTTGGCAATTTGTCTATTACCAATATCCAAATCTGGATTGTATAGTTTGAATCTACCAACATCAGAAGTAAAGTTGGCTCTGTATAGAGTAAACTTAAGGTCTTCTAACTGACTTGGATCCCAAGTTGCTCCATTTTGTGACTTAAAGAGTGATCCTAAAAGTGGTTGTTGAGAAACAATGATTTTCTCAGAATCTGGTTGATTGATAGTACTAATATCCTCTTCACCCATTCTTGAAATGAATACCGTATATTCATTCGATGCAGAAAGGAGAACAACAGCATATTCTCCGCCACCCTCACAATATACTGGTGATGGGAAAGTAAATGTAGTTGGAAGAGACCCATCTTCAGAAAGAACGACTTGATCTGGATCAAGAACAACTTCACCAAAAGGAAGAATTGTTTGAGTTGGTAGACCAGTTTGTAGAGTTCTAACCTGAAGTGTTACTGGCAGACTGTTTGTATCTTTACTTCTAAAGAACACATCACACTTAGTCAAGAATACGCCATTAATATCTGGAATTTCAAATGACTGTGCAAGTGGGTCAACCCATCTTGTTTGTTGAGTTGTTCTATTATTAAAGCTAACATCCGATACCAGTCTGGTGTCTGATGAAGTTAGAGATCTATCTTGAGATCTTGGAATTCTTTGAACATCAGCATTTCTGATTCTCAAAGTACTCTCTTCAACGTTCTGGAGAGTTCCAGATGCAGTGAAAGTAGCTTCTGCAGAACTATCAGTGAAACCAGAGATAGTTGCATTAATGGCACTACTGGTAAGAGTAAATGTCTTAGCACCAGTGTTAAATGTAGGTGCAGATGGTACTGTTGGATCTGGTAGGTACAATGAACCAATAAGAACACCAGCCTTATCTGTAATGAGTCTAATATCTCTTACGACCGCAATAGCACCACTGGACTGACCAATTAATCTCATTCCCTTAGCAACAGATCCAAAGAATCCAGATGCAGACTGTAGTTCAAGAGAAGCTGTATCTATATTCAGGATAGTAGATGTAGATGAGTATGTCGATGGAATTGTAGATGATGGTGAATATGGGTTATTCTTATATGTTTCAGATGGTGCATTATATGGACCATACTTATGGTTGGACTGTGCAAGTCTAAGTCTACATGAAGTTGAAGTAGAGTTTGTTACACTTCCGATAACGGTTTCTCCAGCACCAAAAGTACCACTAACCATTTCAATCTCGATAAGTTTAGGAACAATATACTTGTTCATATCGATGTTATCAAAGAATGCATAGAGCCTTGTATTTGGCTTTAATCTTCTGCATACAAATTCAATATTTCTGGATCTCATCGTAGCGATGACTTCCGTCGATACAACCTTATCACCTAGACTTGTAGTGTCGAATCTTTCACCGACTCTAAATTGAATTCCCTGTCTAGTTTGATTTGTAGTAGTTGTTACTGTTTGTTCTCTGAATGATGTTGTTCTATCCTGGAAGGTATTAGTAGTGACTTCCGCAACTCCTCTTCCAGGTACAAATCCACCGACTCTGCCAGAAGTACTACCAGTTCTAGTGGTGGTAGTATTTTGGAACACAGTAGGTCCATTGGATACACTAGATCCTGTCCAGGTAGTTTCCCATGATCCCCAATCAATCGGAGACATACCAGTATTACTATCTGCTCCAGTGATACCTAAAGCAGCATTGTAACTACCCTCAATGTCATATGTTGCAGCGCTTCTTCTAGTTTCAATCCATGTATCGGTAGAAGGATTGAGTTCAATCTGACCAATCCAGTTTACTACAGCAAATGGGTTAACGTTTTCAATTCTGGTAGCAAATTTATTCTCAAGATATACTACGTTTGAATAGTCAAGACATACTACGTCACCAACTCTCTTAACATTTCTGTCTCCAAGATCACTTACAAATCTGTAATCGGATGTTGGACTTGAAGATGTCGCAGCACCAACAACAGCTTCAGATCCCAGAAGCATATCGATTGATGTTGTGTAGTGTTGTGGTCTCAGTCTACCAGATTGAGCATCGACACTAGCCTTGTACTGAGAGTTCTTTACATCACCACCACTGACAGACTTGAAGTTATCAACAAAGAATCCAGACTTAAATCTATCGAGATTAGTTTGTGCATCTCTTAAGGACAGGTTAGCTGTTTCGGTTTCGAGAAGAGAAAGTGCAGTATAATATTCTACGTTCTTGAGTCTATCTTCAATGATTGAGATATCCTTCATGCGATATCTCTTATGTCTTGCAAGTTTTAGTTGTACCTGAGACGCTGTGTATACGTATGGTGGTAGATATACAGTAGCAATTTCAAGAGCGTTTTCAATAGTATTTGGTACTTTTGGTTCTAATGCGGGAACACCAACAGAAAGACTAAAAATACCATCCTTACTTAAGAATAGTTTATCTATTCTACCCAAATAATAATCATATGAAATATTAATTGATTTATCTTTAGCAATTACAAGACTTGAAGACGATGTATATGGGTTATACAATCTAGAAGCAAATTCAAATGGAGATCTTCCAGAGACAGTACCACTAACTCTTGGTCTAAAATCTAAAACGTCTGAAGCTGGTTGAACTCCAGCAATGAGAGGAACTTCTGATGCATACAACTCATTATCATATGAATTAATAGCAACAAAGTCACCAGGGTCAGATTGTTCAATGACAAAGTGATTATATACGATAGTCAGTTTTCTCGTTGGTGCTTCTGCTCCAGGCTTTCTAACAAGAGATGAGAAGTCAACAAAATCCAACCTTTGACCTGGATCAAACTCGAAGTTGTTCTTAATATCTTTGTCTCCAGGAACAAATGATAGAACGTTAGCAGTAATGTTAGACTCTTGGAAGATAACTTCTTCACCAATTTCAAAGGTATTTTCGTTTCTGTAAATAAAGTCTACTTCATTTGATCCGTTACTATCTACGAAGACAGCAGCTGCTCCAGAGTTTTGACCAATCATGGTCTCCCCTCTCAAAGCATTTAGAATATTACTGTTTAAGTTACTTAAAACGAGAATTGGGAATTGTGCATCACTTACAGTAGATGATTCAAGAACTGCGAGAACATTGGATACATCTGGAACTCCCATAGAAATTCTTCTATCTTGGACTCTAGTTCCATAGACATCAGAATATGTTAAACCATCTTCAATTGTAGTAACACCAATACCAGATGCAGACTTGGCAGATCTATTGAGAGTTACTGTAGAAGCTCTCTTATAAATCTTATTCTTTGGTTTGATATTTACTTTCTTCCAAGTTACAGTTAGTGTTGCATTTCCACTGGAAGTACTTAGATTGGATAACGTTACTGTTCTACCACTAACAGTCAATTTCTGATTAGTAAGTGATTCAACAGCACCAGTTGAATGGAAGGTTAAATTATAATCTTCTTCATCAAATGGTTCTAAGGTCAAACTAGCATCAGACTCCAATGTACCACTATAAGAACCAGCAGCTATTGAAATATTATATGACTTACGGAATACAATATCCGATCCACCAAAGTCTACTGAAGCTACGTTTGGTTTTGTTAGTTCACTATAAAGATACGCCTTTGAGTTATTTTGAACTTCGGTATATACTTTGAATACATCATTTGCGACAATCTGAGATCCAGGAAGAGCACCATCGCATACATTAGTTACGTTGGTAGTAGGTTCAATAACAATCTTTTTGTTACCAACATCAATTTCTTTGATAGAGTTAAAGGTTGGAACAGTATTGCCAGATATATTATATCTGAGAATATCTCCCGTTCTAATACCACTATTTGAACCAAAGTTCAAACTTGGACAAGTGACTGTGGAAACACCAGCGCTAGATGCACTAATTGTAAATTGAGATCCTGCAGGAGCTAACAACTGACCGACATTCATTCTAGCGTCAGCTGTAAATGGAATTGCTCCAGTACCAACAATCTGACGAACATCCTCAATAGAATAGTCGTCTACTCTAGTGATAGATCTGGATACTGGTTGACCATTAACGTAAATCTCTTCACCTTCTTGGAACTGACCAACAACCTGATATAGTTTTACCTGTCTTACGTCGTTTACAGTTTCATACAAATATCCAGATGCATTGCTACTTCTACCCTCAACATATGAAGGTGTAGTCATCAACATATGGGTATTAATTTCCAAATATGTAAATGTCTGAATATCATACAACGATGCTTCAAATACAGTAGATTGATCTCTATACTCAGCATTCTTGAGTTTTAGATCATAAATTCTTGCTACACCAATGGGAATACCACTAGCACTTCCTGGAGTAGAAGTTCTGGTCTTATAAAGAAGTACTTCGTTATCTGTTCCAATCCCAACTGGAGAAGAACCATATACGTTATCCAACTCAATCTGTCTACCCAAACTAAATGGTAGAGATTCATTGTAAATTCTTTCTGTGGTTCTTGGTTTTGGTACATCAACAGAAGTTGTATTTACAGTTTCAACTTCATACCCTCTTACATATGCTTTACCTGGACCTACAGACAAACTGATTAAAGCATCAGATGGTCTATTGCCCTGTTGAGTAATTTGAGTTGAATAGTAAGCTCCATTATTACCAACTCTATCATTAAGAGATTCCTTTACACTAACAGAGAATGGTCTGATGTAATAATCACCAGATTCATCATATGTTCTTCTTGCCAACTCATCACGAATTAGATTGTAGTTAGATGTTTTTACAAACTTGGAAAGTTCTCCATCTTCAACTCTAAGCAACTCTACAAAGTTCTCATCATTGAAATCTGAAAGAGATTTTTTGACAAGAGTTGTTGATATTTTAAATCTATCTGCACCTGGAGCAGCAAAGTTAGAAAATCCTCTAGCATTATCGTAGAGATCATTATTTGAACTAGAGGCAGTTATAATTTCCTCTTGAATCAATAGACCAACTCTATAACTTGGTCTAGTTGAATACTGATCGAGAATTACGGTAGAATTATCTACAGATACAAAAAATCCTCTAATGAAATATACACCTTCTGCAATTTTTACAGCAGATCCAGTCTGAGACGATTGAGAAATTACAGTAGTCGCAAAACTACTACCAGATCTAATGCTAGATAGTGAATAATTTACATCCTCTTGTACTAATAGATTTTCACCATCAACGAATGTCTGTCTGGAGAAATCGGTATCACTTGAACTTTGATACTTGATATAAAGAGTGAAGTTTCCTCTTTCGGACTCTCTATTTGTAATGTATCTTTCTACCTTTGCTGTTACACCACTAGTTTCGCCCTTGATAAGTTTACCCCTAAGAGCCTGAAGATATAAAGAAACTGGAAGTCCTAGGTGAGTGTCATCAATCTGAATACAAGTATAATCATTATCATAAGCGATCTGACCTGGAATTACGACAGAACCTTCCTTAAAGAAGTGTTTGCCAAACTTTTCAATCTGGTTCTGAAGAATTGACTGAAGTGTTGTCAGTTCTCTAGATTGAATTGGAAGCCCTGGTTTGAAAAGAACCCTCTGATAATTCTTTTGATCATCAAAATCGTCAAAGTATGGAGACGCATTGAGGTTAGTATTCTGTGGCATTGTTTTTTAAAACTCCAGTACAATCTTGATATCTTCTTTTTGACTTGATGATCTGGGGATTGCAATCCTATTATCGATGTAAATAATTTCACCAGATTTCGTATTATATTCAGCTGAAGATATGCCAGAAACAAAGTCCAGGCCTAGCTGGTATATTTTGTTATTTATTGTGGTAGTAATACCGTTGAAATTACTATTAATCTCAAGCAGAGGTCCAAGAACAGACGATCCGTTAATTGTTAGTCCATAACCAGCATCTGGTGTAGACGTAAATTCAATAATTTTATATCCACTCTCACTTGAAGCGAGTCCCATTGGTTGATAGTATTTTAATACTCCACTAATCTTATCCCAAGACGCAACATAACCAACCGCCGTGGATCCAAATCCAACGGTTTGTTTAATTACGGAATCCACCGCATATGTTGTTGCAGTTGTAATTCCACCGAGTTTTAGTGCTTTTAAACCACTAACAAGAGAAGTATCCAGAAGTTCCCTATCACTTCCATACACTGTTGGGTTTTTAATAATTCCAACCCTAGCAAAATCATTGCCCTCAATAATGTCTGGATTAGTTTCTAGAGTTTCAAATCTAGCATATAGAAGAGCTCTATATGCACCGAGTTCACGATAGACATCATATCCATGACCACCCTTTGGTGGAATAACTACCGAGAATCCTGCAATAGCAGTTGTTCCAATACCAGTATTGGTTAGGTTCTCTAAAGGACCCCCTGCCTCACTCCCAGGCGCGCCTGGGAAGAACTGGATGGATCCATGGGTATAACCCTCTCCGCCGTCGGTAACAAAGACCTCAGAGACCTTTCCGAAGGAGTCGATGGTAATAGTTGCTTTTCCTCCATTACCATCTCCCAAAATGGGGACATTGGCAAAAGAAGTCGAAATTGGTTGATAGTTGGATCCTCTA